TACTGGTGGAAGTTCAGTAGGTAATTATCCAGGAAGTAATGGTGGTTGGAGAAACTGGATAGTAGGTTTAAGTTCAGGTAGTACAAGTGCTGCAGGTTCAGGCAGTTCTCACTCACATAATATGTCAGGTTCTATTACAAGTGGTGGTTCTGGTGCAACAGGCTCAACAACTCCAGGAGCATCAGGCTCAACAACTCCAGGTGCAGGTGGTTCGACTACTCCAGGAGCAACTGGTTCTAATGGTGCACACACACATACAATAACTGCACCACAGTACATTGATGTTATAATTTGTAGTAAAGACGCATAGGAGATAATATGGCAATAATTACAATACATAAAAATGACTCTACAATAACAGTAGATGGATTTGCTACATTTGAACAAGATGTTTCAGCACTAGCAAATAATATATGGGCAGTACAGTTTAATTCAAGTTCTAATACTGGACATATTGAATATACAGATGGTACAGCTAATGAAGATATTACTTCAATAACATCAGATATGCAGGCTTTAGTTGATGCTAACGCTTCTGCAAAATCTACAGAAGATGCAGCAAAAGTAGCAGCCGATGAAGCAGCTTCAGATGCAGCAGACGCACAAACAGCGTTAGAAGCTACTTATGGTTTTAAAAGACAAGCTGAATATCCATCAATAGGCGACCAGTTAGATTCGTTGTTTCACGCAGGAACATTTGACTCAACAATGACAGCAACAATTCAAGCAGTTAAAGATAAATATCCGAAGTAAAAGTGTATAATGTAGGTTATGCCCAAAGGAAAAAAAGAGTTAGAAGTAGAGTTTACCTGCCCTCTCGGAAGTGAGTGTGAAGAGATACGGGATAATAAAATCTACAGATGTATGTGGTACACTAAAGTTGTAGGTCAAGACCCTAACACGGGTGATATGGTAGATGATTGGTCTTGTGCTATAAGTTGGATGCCAACACTACAGCTTGAAATGTCTAGAACTAATAGAGGACAAACAGAAGCACTTGATAGTTTTAGAAATGAAACAGTTAAAGGTCAGTCAGAATTTAATCAGTTGATTGCTAAAGCACAAGGACTTACATTAAAATGAGTGTTGATAATTTTGTAAGAATATATGACAATGTGATGTCTAAAGATATTTGTGATGTCTATATAAATCTTTTTCAGAAGGCAAAAGAAGCATCAATGGTACAAGATGCTGGATTGACAGACACAGAGAGAAAAGATTCTTCCTTTCTTTTATGTGATGTAAATTTAGATGCAAACAACGATTTTAATTTAATGTTGAATGATTATGTAAATCAATACAATAATGATTTTTCTATATTAAACCAGTACAAAATGATTTCTTATCTTAATAAAATGCAAGAAACAGAAATAGGTGGTGGTTATCATCTTTGGCATAATGAGAATAATAATGTTACATCATTTTCCAGAATACTAACTTGGTTATTTTATTTCAACGATGTAGAGGAAGGCGGTGAAACTGAATTATTATATCAACATATGCGAGTAAAACCACAAGCAGGAAGATTAGTTATATTCCCTGCTTACTTTACACATACGCATAGAGGTAATCCACCAATATCAAATACTAAATACATAGCAACAGGTTGGTATCACTTAGTAGAATGAGTAGAAAAATAAACAATCTAATAGCACTTGGCATTGTAGCTTGTTTTTGGATAGTGTTTGTATTGCCAGTAATGGCTGCTGACCCGATTGTTACAGACTCGACAAGTGTTGTTACAACAAATGGCAATCAAAAGACAGAAGTAATAAGTCCACCACCAAGTGCAATAGCACCTCAGTTTGGAAGTGGTAATAACTCAGATTTATGTACGATTAGTTCTAGTGGTTCAGTACAGACACAGATACTAGGTATCTCAGTAGGTACGACATACACAGAAGAGAATTGTTTAAGGTTAAAGAAAGCACAGAAGTTATATATGTTTGGTATGAAAGTCGCAGCAGTCAGTGTGATGTGTCAAGACCCAGATGTATGGTCTGCAATGATGTCGGCTGGAACGCCTTGCCCTATAGATGGACTCATAGGCGATGAGGCTAAGAGAGCATGGGCAGTTAAGACAGATGAGATACCAATGCCAAAGGAGCAAGATGAAATTAGTGTTGCAGAAAAGCGTGATAAAGCCCTTAGTATTATGGGTACTGTTGCTGCTGCCTTTATGCTCTTTTAGTTACGAATTTGGTTACACCAGTAATGCTGCTATATATGGCAATACTTGGAAGATGAATACAGGCACTTTAGGTATAAGTGCGGAAGAAGGTTTAGATATAAGTGGTGTGCTTTACAACTACACAACAGTTAAGAATGTAGTAGATGACTTTACAGTTACGATAGAAAGCGACAAAGTTGGTGGTGGTTATGTTTTTCAAGAAGAGCATAACTGGGATGGTAAGAATGGGATGAAGATACAGAATGTTATACCTTTACCTTACACACCAATTGAGCAGTTTGGCGATGGTAGGATTAGAAGTACAGGTACAGGCAGTATTGAAGATGTAACCATACTTTATATGTACAGATGGGATTTATGTAGGAACGCACAGAATGATGAGAGTTGCCCTAATTACATACCGCCTTTACCAGTCTTACCTAAGATAGAAATATATGATGCCTTAGACGATGAGTATGTTAAAGATGCAACAGAAGCGAAGGATGATATGGGAACTGATAAAGATGAAGAAGAGAGAGAAACAGAAGAAGAAGATGAAGAAAAAGAAAGACTAGAGATAGCAATGGCTGCTTCTGAAAATGCTTTGACAATAGCTAACACAGCATCACAAGCATCCATCTTAAAGCAAATAAATACAGCTACAAATATTAACTCTTATTATGTAGCACAGATTCAAGGTGGTGTATATCGTGATACAACTCAGTTAGATGGTGGCAAGGTAGTAGATAACAGGTTAATTTTTAGAAGTTTAACACAAGAGCAATTACACAACGAAATGATACAGGAGCAGTATAAATGAACAAATTAATAACTTTATTTTTAATCGTAGGACTAACTGGGTGTTCTTTATTTGCAAAAAAAGTAGAGGCTAATACTAATATTAATGGCAATGTAGAATCAAGATGTACAGTTAATACTGATACTGTTGGTTATTACGGAAACCCCAATGCCTATACTCTTACAACTCTACCTGCTAGTGCTGGTCAAGTTCCTATTGTGCGTGTTGATACATCACTAGCTAATGCTTACAAAGCACAGATAAGTTACCCTACATCGTTTAGTTCAAGTCCAAGTTTAGGTGACACTGTTGTATGGACAGGAGCAGTAGCAGTAGCACAAGCATCATCTACAGATATGTCGGGTTATCAAGCAGCCAGTACAACAGCAGATGGTGGAGCTATGAGAATTTATGAATTAGTACACGCAGGAGCAACTTGGTTTAGTGTTTCTTCAGTTGCCACATACGGTGGTGGACAGCAGAAAGCATTTCCTGGTGGTTCATATTCAGCAGTTGTAACAGCAGAATGTATCGCCCAGTAGTACTGTGGTTGTTGCTATGTGGTAGTGTAGCAGCACATGATATGACACCCACTTACCCAAAGTGGAAAATGTCGTTTATACCAAGTGCCAAGATGACCACAATGCAGGTGTTTAATAAGAGAGCAGATGTACAGTGGTATCAGATAGGAGTGTTTGATAAAGATTGGAATCAACTTCCTTTTGTTACTCGATACAAGATATTAAGAGTCAAGTATTTAAGTCGTGTAAAGTTTGATGTATACATTAGTAGTGAGTATTCAGATGAAGCAGAATACATATGCTCAACATCGAAACTTAGAGGCAATGATGATTTTAAACCAATTGTAGAATCTAAGATTTGTTCGAGGTTTAAGTGAAACGGTGGTTAATTTTATTATTACTCAGTACACAAGTAATAGCAGATAGTAACTCAATGAGTTTTTCGATACCAAGTATTAGTTCAGTAAGTGGTTCGGATAGTATTAGAGCAGGTGATTTAGATTGTAAGAACGCTATAGGCGGTAGTACAAACTTTGAGATTGGAATGACAGGTGTAATAAACAATGTTATTATGCCAGTTATAGGTAAGCCAGATGAAGATAACCCTCAATCTAAGGACATAGGTATATATGCTAGGCTTATAATTCCTTTAGACGCACCAAGCGAAAGAATAAACTGTAATACTTTGTACCAATTAGAGTTACAACGCAGAAGATTAGAAGTAGAAAGATTAAAACAAGAGATAGAATACTTAAAAAAACTACAAAACGATGGTGCATTTAATAACTAATGGCAGACTTAGAGGACATTGTAAGGCAAGGCGAAGGACTTAAAGATAGAAAGTTAAGGATTTTTGGTATAAAATTAAGTGGTGCGAGTATAGTTGGAGCATTAGCCTTTATTTCAACGATTGTTGGTACGCTGTATGGTGGCTTTCTTATGTACCAGAAAGTAGAAGGAATCGCAAATTTGGACTTAGACGCTATAGCTGGACAGATGGTAAAGACTTCAGCAGATGTTATAAGAATAGAAGAACATGCCAACGCAATTAAGATAGAATTAAAGAAAGATATGACAGATTTAAGAAATAGTCAATGGAATTTAGAATCAAAGGTAGATGGTAAGTTACAATCAGTAGACACTAAGCTAACTAACTATGATACTAAACTAGATAGATTTGAAATAAAGGTAGAGAAGGTAAAAGCAGATATGAATAGGCAAATTACTGAAGCATTAAATAATCCACTAGCTAATTAGAGGTGATATGGAAGATATAAAAAGAATACAAATGCAATTAGATAAACATTCTGGACAGATTTCTAAATTATTTAGTAAAATTGATGATACAAATGATAAAATACAGAAGATATTTAATATGCTAAATCAAATAAGATATTTTATTTACGGCGGTTTTGCTTACTTTCTAGCCTCTGAAGTTGGTATGTTTAATTTATTGAGGTTAGTAGCATGATAGGATTTTTGACTAATATAGCCCCAATAGCTTTAGGATTTATTGGAAAGTTGTTTGCTCTAAAGAGTCAAGCAGCACAAGAACAACAAAAAATGATGATAGAAAACCTACAAGTTAGGAACGAATCTATTAATCAAGCTAGGTCAATGGCACAGAAAGAAAGTCCAATGGCTGCAATGAATAGACGAATTATAATATTAACTATATTAGCGTTAGTAATCTTTACACAGATAGCACCTGTGTTTTGGGATGTGCCTACAGTAATTCCTACTGTAATAAAGGGTGCTAGTATATTAGGATTTCAATTGACACCAGATGTGGTAGAATACGTTACTGTAGAAGGGATGTTGAAATTTGATGAGATATTTAGATGGGCAACAATGATAATCGAATTCTACTTTGGAGCACAACTAGCAAAAGGTAGGTAGTAATGAAAAGGGCGATAGTTATACCCGACCAGCATTTTCCGATACATGATGAGAGTGCAGTCAAAGTTGTATTGAAGGCGATAGATTTTGTAAAACCAGAGATATTTATTAATCTGGGTGATGTTGGAGAGTGGACTTCTGTGTCTGGACATAGATACAAAAGACGAAAACGACCACCACTAGAGTACCAACTACCAGAAATAGATAAAGAAATTAAAGCAGTTAACAAACAGATTGACAGGTTTGATAAGGCATTAGATAAAGTTAAGTGTAATACTCGACATATTCTTGCTGGTAATCACGATGAATGGCTAGATGCGTTTGTAGAAGAGAATCCATATCTTGACCAGTACACATTTAGAAATGCGTGTAAGTGGGATGAGAGGGGATATGAGTATCGTAGGTACAATGAAGTTTTAACCATTGGTAAGTTGTCTTTTATACATGGTGCTTACTGTGGTGTAAACCATGCTAAGAAACATTTAGATGCTTATGGTACAAATATTATGTATGGGCATGTACACGATGTAGCTAGATACTCAGCTACTAGATTGTTAGATGGAAACATTAGTTCGTGGGCGATGGGTTGTTTAAAAGATATGTCGGCAGAAAACAACACATGGCTAAAGGGCAGATTACATAATTGGAATCACGCTTTTGGAATTATAACCTTTTTTGACAATGGTAATTTTCAAGTAGAAGTGGTTGATATTGTAGAAGGTCGAGGTTCAATATGGGGAAAAATAATTAAAGGATAAAGTATGACATATAGAGAATTAATAAATCAAGTGTTGATACGACTAAGAGAAGATACTATATCTAGCGATTGGTCGGGTGCAATAAACGACTCTACTACAGTATCAGCATATCATAAAACTATTGCTGCTTTGATTAATGATAGTAAAAGAAGTGTTGAAGGATATCACGACTGGTTAAATTTAAGAGAAACAGTTGATATATCTACAGTAGCAGGTACTAAAAATTACAACCTAA